TGCTGCGTGTTGTAAGAATGTTGGATGTTCTTTTGATGATGTTTCAAAATGAGTACCAGAAGAATATCTCTTTAAATGTTTTAGTTTTTGTTCACCAGATAATGGATTCTTTTTACTATCTTGTGAATGTGAAACTACAATAGTGTGTTTAGCACCATGTTTCTCAGCAACTTCTTTTACCTTATCAATAAGTTTAAGATGTCCTGTTGTTGGAGGATTCATACGACCAAAAGCCATCACCACAGGTTTATGTGTCTTGTCTTTTTCTTCAACTAGTTGTAGAAACGATTTCATTTACGCACTTTTAATAGATTAGCTTTAGCAAATTCTTTACGGTTAACCAACTTTGTAGGTTCACCCGCATGATTAATAACAAATCCTTCTGGACCTGTTCTCTTACTATCTATGTGATGTTCCAGACCACCTTCATGTTGTTCTAGGTTTCTAACCAAAACATCCTTTGCTTGTTGCAGGTGATGGTGCATCTTCAACAGATTCTCATAATGTTCGTTATTTTTTTCAATATGATTTGTGTGCTGTTGCGATTCAGTTTCTTTACGAGCTTGTGCAGCAGGTGTTTTTAACTTTGATGCGGCCTTCTTATATTTACCTTCGATGTGTTTAATTAATCCAGCAGCAGAAGGTTTCTCATCGGTTCTAACTGTATGATTAATATAAGTTTCTAGGTGATTACCTTCACCACGATGTGGTTCAGTAGCCTTGTACATCGTCTTTTTATGTTCATCGTTGATCTTTTTGGCTGCATCCATGTGTTTATGGAATTCTTCCTGATCTTTATCTGAATAATGAATCTGTCTGGTATCATGATTTGCAGACTTATGCCATACATCTGGATGATGTTGGAAGTTATGTAAATCTGGATGTGGATCTGCCTTCATTGATGCGGCAGTCTTACCATGATATTGGGTATGAACAATAATACCCATTTTAGAATTTTTAATCTTTTCACCTTCATCACCTTTGGCTGTATAGGTGATAGTATTTGGTGTAAAGGATACCTTACCATTCTTACCATGTTTTAAATCTTCGTGCGTATACATCAAATCCCCTTGATATACGCCTGTTTTAGGTGCAATCTTTTTAAGATGATTTAATGATGCATGGAGTTTGTCCATGAGACCTGGAGCGTGTCCATGGTTCTTCTTAATGTCTGCGTGTGTATAATTGATCTTTGGGTTCTTATTAAATGCAGATTTACTTGCCACAAAGAACTTACCAGTTTCTGGATGATGACCAAATACCAAAGATGGAGAACCATCATATTTCATGGTCAAAGCAGAACTGTGGCCACCAGACTTCATATGTTCGTGTGCTTGCATCAAGGCATTGTGAGCATGAGTAAAACCTTCAGAACCTTTTTGCAAAGGTCTATCTTCAGCATGAGTAATATGCTTAAGTTTTTCGCCTTCGGCCTCAGTTTCTTCTTTTAGGTAAGTTAAAAACGATCTCATAATTCCCTTTGACTTGCAACACACTATGGTTGCTAGAAATGCTATAACTTATTTATGTATTTAATATTTCAAGTATATCATCAACCGTATTTTTTATTAAATGTTCCTTGGTGACAAAATCATATGCATCATCAGTTCTGGTAAGACCCCATCCATCTTCTTGCCAAAGTTTAAGTATAATTGTCAAATCTTCTTCTGTGTCATATGTACATCCATAATCACGCATTAATCTTGCACCAGCAATATCACGAGAAATCCAAGGTGTGCAATTTAACATAGATTCTAATAATACTAGACCAAAACCTTCTGCATCAGAATTCATAATATAACAATAAGCATCAGCCATTGCATCTTTGATTTCCGCTGGATCTTCAATCATCAAAGGAATAACATTATCTGACGCCTCTGGCATCAAATCATGCCTATTGTCATAACCTGTTGTCACAAGAACTGCATTTTCAAGATTTGCTTCTTTAAATGCATCTGCCAATTCTTTCATTCTCTTATTTGGCCAATAACCACCACAAGACAGAAACATTTTTACATTATCGGGAATACCATACTTCTTTTTGAATACTCCGACTATACCAGCATCTTCTTCTTTGATACCGTATGCAATTTTATATGATTTATGTTCCACACCAAATTTCTTAACGTGTTCCCAATCTTCTTCGGTAGAACAACCAATGTATTTGGCATCTTTGAGTGCTTGTAGGCAAATTGGACTTTCTGATGGTTTGATTAACCAATATAAAACAGGCGTCTTGAAATTCTTAATGTTCTGTAAGAATAGATTTTGAACAGAAACATCACCACCGTGAATTACAATAAGGTCAAAGTCATCAGGATTAACACCAGAAGTAACAGTAACTCCATTTAAATCTCCTTTATGTTCACCTGCAACAACAGTAACTTGAATACCACGGCGAACACACTCCTCAGCTGTTCGTTGTACATTATATTCAGAACCACCAGGATATGGTGCATAACGATGAACTACAAATAATATTTTCATGCTTTCTTACATACCATTTTAAGAACTGCCATACGAGCAGGTTCAGGATTTCTCATATCAGGATGACGTTCACATTCCACAAATCCATTTTTCTCTAATAATTCTTTAAGAGATTTTTGATTAAATGCATTAAGGTGTCCCATTCCTTCCAATTTATATTCATCTTTATTATGAAAACCACCAAACAAATAAGACAATGCGTTCTTCCATGGATCCATTGTTGGGTTTAACCAATCAACATTTGCATGATGATTCCAATCTTTCTTGTATAATCTTTCTATGATCCAGTCCATATCAGGTACAGTAACTTCTAATGTTGCACCAGATTTAAGAATACGATTAACTTCAGTCAATACTCTATCAATATCAAAAATGGAAATATGTTCTACCACATCACCCATGTATGCTTTCTCGAAGGTATTATCATCAAAAGGATATGGTGTGTTCATTAGATTATGTAAACAATTTACATTACCCCATTGATGAATATCCATACGAACATCAGCATCAGGTTTAGGATGTGGGCCAGAACCAATGTCAATTATTTTGTTCTGTCCTTTTTGCACGATAGATGCGTTGGCAGTATTGTAAATGAATTCCATTAAATCTCACCTCTCAATGCACGAGAAATACCATCATATAAATTAATCTTTGGTTTATAAAAAGATAACATCTTAATTGGCTGTGCAACACGATACATTACACCAACAGGTGCGGTACCGATATGATTCACTTCTGGATTATATCCTTTAATTCCACAAACAATTTCTTTCAGTTGATTAAATGATGTTGCGATACCGGAACCTAGATTAACTGGACCTTGAATATCTTGTTTGATTGCTTCATCAACAGCATCAACAATATCTTGCATATGAATGAAATCACGAACTTGTTTACCATCACCCCAAATATCAAAAGGATTCATTAAATCATTTGCTCGTTTGATGAATGACGGAAATGGATATGACAAATCTTGATCTGTACCGTAACCACTAAATGGTCTGAATATATGGACACGAATACCTTTTTCTTGTAGAAATTGTAAACAATATTCACCAGTCAATTTAGCCCAACCGTATGTTAAATCAGGATTTCTAATATCATCTAACATGATATCATGTTCAGCTAATCTACGACCACCATACGATTCTTGTAAGTTAATTGGATATGCAGCAGATGATGAGAAGTACACAACACGACCCGGTTTCGTTCTCAATGCCCATTGCATCATATCAGAATCAATTGCTAGGTCTGTTGCTACTGCCAATGGATTATTTTCAATTGTTTCACGACCACCAACAATAGCAGCCAAGTGAATAATCATGTCGTAGTAGTTATCATCAGTCTTAAAGAAATCACGGCAATCATTGCCTTCTTTAATATCAATACCAGTAATGTCATGGTCTTTATACTTACGCATGAAGTATTTACCGACAAAACCCATATGTCCTGTAATCAAAATTTTCATATCAAATCTCCGCAGCTTTAATAATATCTTCAACCCTATTAATATATGTATGTTGTTCTTTAATACGTTTCATTTGATTTAAGATCAAGTCTTTGGTCTTTGGATCATTCTGCATTTCCATTGCAACGTCAAATAGATCACCTGAATCTGCTGCGTATGCAATCTCACCCTCAAAGAAATCATAAATTGATTTTGAATTAGTCATACCCAAAGCACCATAACTTACGTTCTTGATTGTACGACAAGCGATATAACCATTGGCTAAATGATTTGCTGGACGACAATCTAAGGGTAATAAGGATTCTGCAACGGCACGGCGAACATCTTCGGTAGATAATGGATTTTGAAATGGAGTGTTGTACAAGAATGGCATTTCATGTTCTTGACATTTCTTAATGAAATTTTCAAATACAGGTGCATTATCTTGACGAATTGTACCACAGAAGAAGGCTCTACGTTGTTGTGGTATAAACCTATCTTCAAAATTCATTTCTTCTGGTAATAAGTCTGTTGCCCAAATTGTGTAGAAACGATCATAATCTGTATTTTCTTCATAGAAAGAAACATCATTGAACGCATCATATTTTTGAGTTTCAAATTGATATGCATAGTTTTTATCTTCTACACCATTGACACCCCAACCGTGTTCAGCAGTAAATCTGAAATCAATTAGTTTACCAACTTTATCCAAATACATTTCTGCACCAGGATTTCCTTCAACATTTCCTTTGTTTCCAAGATAATGCACAAGGTAACATGAGGTCTTGTTTAAAGGTAACTTATTACTATAACCATTTTGAAAGGCTAACCATTGTTCAGTGATAACAATAGAGTCATTGAAAAATTCCTCAGTTACGTTATCACGATTATCCAACCAATATGTTTCAATACCCATAGCTTGTGCAGCACGAACGATTGCACCATGAATGAAAGCATGGGTATGTCCTGTATCAGGTTTTGCACCCCAAACGATAATTTTTTTATACTTGTTCATTATATACCTCAATAAATTGATTCGTGTACCCACAAATCATCAACATGATAAGATCCACCGTGAGTGTAAATCTCTTGTATTAATTTATACCCTCTGTCCAATAAGAATTTTCTTGATGGATCACGGGTGCTCGGTCTAGAAAAATTACA